TACCAAGTTATTTGGTGTATAAAAGAAAATGGTAAAATGTGTGCATTAACCTATGATCGTGTTGAAAGATTACAAGGTTGGGCTAATATAGAAACAAATGGAACATTTATAAGTGGTATGTCTTTATCATCTACAAATGAAGATTTAATTGTATTATGTGTAAATAGAGGAACAACAGCATCACCAAAGTATTGTTTAGAAAAATTTAGGTTTAGAGAAGATTTAAATTGGTATGTTGATGGTGGTGTTCAAATAGATCATAGTACAAATCAATATACAACAGTAGAACTTAATTTATTTACAGGTGGTGGAGTACAAAAATTTAAAATAGGTAAAGATAATGTAAGTGGATTAGTTGAAAATGATTTAATAAAAATATCAGGATTAACTGATATACCTATATTAAACAACAAAGTATTTAAATTAGTAAACTTAAATTCAAATGATTGGATTCTTAAAACAATAGATGGTTCGTCAGAGATACGACCACCTGCTGGAATTACTGATCAAAACTATAGCGTATCTGTAAAAAAAGTAGTTAATACACTTACTGGATTAAGTCATTTAGAAGGTAAAACTGTACAAGTAATAGGTGATGGTAGTTTTATAAAAGAAGAAACAGTATCAAGTGGACAAATAACAACAGACGCTTACTATAATAAATTACTAGCTGGTTTAAAATTTACATCTACTTTAAAACCAATGCCTATAGAACCACAACTTGCAGAATCAACATCGCAATCAAGAAAGAAAGTATTATCAAAATTAAATATAAGATTTTTAAAATCAAAAGGAGCTAAAGTTGGTGAAGATGGCCAACAACTTACAAACTTACCAGTTGTTAAAACAAGTGATGTTGCTGGTCAAGAAATATCTTTAGTAACTGCTGAAAGAAGATTTTTTATAGGATCAGACTACGAAAGAGAGAAACTTATTGAAGTCAGTCAAGATTTACCTTATCCTATGACTGTGTTAAGTATAGCAATTAATATACAACTGGAGGGTTCATAATGTCTAGTTACGAAAACGAAGGTGCTGTATCTGGTTTAGTTTCTGGAACAGCTACTGCTGCTAGTTTAGGATATGCTTCAATCGCAGCAACAAGTGGTATGGCAGCTGCTGGTAGTGCTGGAATAACTGCTGCACTTGGTGCTGCTGGACCAGCTGGTTGGGCTTTGATAGCAGCAGGTGCATTGCTTGGATTTGGATCTGGTAAAGCAAAGAAAAAAGAAGAAAAAAGAAAATTAGCTATTGCTAAATATAATGCTAATTTAGTTAGAGAAAGAGCAAATAGAGAAGCAGATATAATTAGTGAACAAGCACAAGAATTAGGTGAGCAACAATATTTTTTAAATAATATAAATGAAATGAGTGTAACTAGCAGAGGTGGTTTGTTAGGCACAGGAAATGATGCGTTAGCTATAACTAATCAAGTTGTTAAATATGTTAAAGATCAAAATAAAATGGCTTATAATAAAAAAATAACTTTACTTCAAGGTGAAGAAACAGCACAACAAATTATGCGAGGTGCAGAAGCAGAAGCAGCAGCTAATAGAACAGCTTCTAAATATTCAATGTATAATAATATTTTAAATGCTGGAGCTAATATTGCTATGACACCAATGACTTATGCAAACAACGCTAAATTCTTACAAGAAAGTAGAAGTATAGCAGCAATGCAACCTTCATCTTCTACTAGTTTTTATAAAGATTTTATGTTAAGGAAATCAATACAAGGATTAACACCTTATGATACTGGTCCTTTAGGAGATTATTGGAGAATGTCTATGTTTTCAACAAATAATAATCGACCAGCAGATTTAGCTCCTCCAGGTTTTAAGCTTATGTCTGATGGATCGTTAGAGAAAGAGGATTAATAGTTATGGCTTTTAAATTACAAAATTATAAATCAGTTGTATCAGAAACAGCAGAAATAGGAAAATTACCTATTGATCCAAGAACAGATGCTACTGTATTAGAAAGTCAAGTTAGACAAAAAGGATTTGAAGCTATTCAAAAAACAGTTTCAGGAATAGGTGATGCTTTTGTAGAATTACAAGGTAGAGAAGCAGAAAGAACTGAAGAATTAAAAACTAAAAGACTTGAACAACAGCGAGCTATACAAAAAGCATTAGAAGAAGCTAGAGAAAAAGCACATAATAATTCAAGAAGTATAGCATATACAAAATATACTAACGCATTAGAAGAATATGGAAAAGCTTATGCTATAGCTTCAAAAACAACAAATTCAGATGTTTTAGGAATCTTAAAAGAAGATGCTATACCAGTTATAGATAAAAATGAAAATAGTAAAACTTTTGGACAAGAAATAGGTAGTCTGTATGATATACCTTTAGATGTTTACAGAACAAATATAGATAAAGCAAAAAACGCATTTAATGTAACTTTATATCCAGAATTTGAAGATACAATAAATGAAGATGCTAGACACGCACTTTCAGTTTCATCTTTATCAGCTATAGAAAATTCTATAGAGGGTCAAACATCTTTAAATATAGCTACTATAA